TCGGCGACGCTGATTTCCAGAACTGGGTGAAGGGTTCGTCCGTTCGCCTGGCGCTGTACGCAAAAGCCGATGCTGAGTTCGACTATGACTCTGCCAACGAACTGCTGTCTACCTTCAAGCAACTGCGTGGCGTGAAAGCCAAACAGTCCGAGCAGGCAAGCGACGCCAGCCGGACAAAGAGCATGAAAGCCGCGCAGGTGGATGTTGGTGGCTCTGGGGAGAGTTCAAAGCGGGTATACCGCCGCGCCGACCTCATTCGGCTGAAAATGACCGATCCGGCTCGCTACGAAGCCTTGTCTGATGAGATCATGCAGGCTTACCAAGAGGGCCGGGTCAAGTAACCCACCTAAATCTGGAGATTTAACATGGCTAATACCGCCTTTTCCCCGACAAATAGCGTCACCACCACTTCCGCAGCCAATTTCATTCCTGAAATTTGGTCTGATGAAATCATCGCTGCGTACAAGAAGAACCTCGTCCTGGCTAACGTGGTCAAGAAGATGTCCTTCCGTGGCAAGAAGGGTGATACCGTCAACATCCCCGCGCCTGTTCGCGGCGCTGCCTCTGCCAAGGCTGCTACCGATGCCGTTACTCTGATTGCTGAGAGCGACACCAACATTCAAGTGCTCATCAACAAGCACTATGAGTACAGCCGCCTGATCGAGGACATCGTTGAAGTGCAAGCCCTGACCAGCCTGCGCGCCTTCTACACGGAAGACGCCGGTTACGCTCTGGCTCGCCGCATCGATACCGACCTGGTGCAACTGGGCCGCGCTTTCAACGGCGCTACCGTGGGCACCGACGACTACGCGACCAGCAACACCACCACCAAGGCTTTCATTGGCTCTGACGGTACGACCGCGTACAACTCCACCAGCTCCAACGCTGCCGCCCTGACTGATGCCGCTATCCGCCGCACCATTCAGCGTCTGGACGACAACGACGTTCCCATGGACGGCCGTTTCTTCCTGATCCCCCCGTCGAGCCGCAACACCCTGATGGGTCTGGCCCGCTACACCGAGCAAGCGTTCATCGGCAACGGCGACGCTATCCGCAACGGTGAAATCGGTCAGCTCTACGGTATGGCTGTGTTCGCTTCGTCCAACGCCGACACCGGCGCTGGTAGCAGCGGCACCGACCGTATCTGCCTGATGGGCCACCGCGACGCGATGGTGCTGGTTGAGCAGCTCGGCGTGCGTTCGCAGACGCAGTACAAGCAGGAATACCTGGGCACCCTCTTCACCGCCGACACCATCTACGGCGTGAAGGCTCTGCGTACCTCTGCCACCTCTACCGCTGCCAACGCTTCCGCAGCCTTCGCTCTGGCCGTTCCGGCCTAATGACTAGCCCCTCGGCCACAAGCCGGGGGGCGTCTTTTTAAGGAGATTGATATGGCTGCTGCTACCGCTGTCACTTCCCGTCGCGGGAATGACCAATTCCGTGGCTTGTTCACGGATACCTGGGATGTGTCCTGTACTCTTGACGCTGGCGCTGTTAGCGCTGGTGCCACGGATACGGATACGGTTACCGTCCCTGGCGTTGCTCTGGGCGATATGGTTATCGGTTTCTCGTTTGGTGTTAGCGAGGCTGGCCTGGTCAAACGGGCTTATGTCTCCGCCGCCAACACGGTGACTATCGTGACCTACAACCCGACTGCCGGTTCTGTTAACTTGGCGTCTACGACGCTAAATCTGATCGTCGCACGCGCTGTGTAAAGCAAGGGGGCTTTTGCCCCCTTGTTTTTGGAGTTCAAATGGCAACCTTTCGCTGTCTTCAGAGTGGTAATACGGTGACGTTCACTCTTCAGCACGACATTGATTCGATGCGCGGTCACGCTGGCTATGTCCGGGTGGACGAAGAGGAACAAGAGCCAGAGTTCGACCCTAACAAGCAGCGTGATGACACGCCGTTCACGGCTCCGGCTCGGCCTCGTGGACGCCCTCGTAAAGTAGCCACTATCTAAGGAGATTGATATGCCGATGGTTGGAGAAAAGAAGTTCGCCTACACTCAAAAAGGCAAGAAGCAGGCTAAAGAGTACGCCGCCAAAATGGGCAAGTCCATGAAAGCGCCGCCTATGAAGTCTGCCCCCATGAAGAAGATGGGCCGTAGCAAATGAAAAAGACCAAGGCTGAGAAGAAAATCAGCAAGGTCATGCGCGAGTACAAGGCCGGAACCTTGCACTCGGGCAAAGGTGGGCCGGTCGTTAAGTCTCAGAAGCAGGCGGTGGCTATCGCCCTGTCGCAAGCTGGAAAGGCCAAGAAATGAAGCAGGGACTCTATGCCAACATCGCGGCCAAGCGCGAGCGCATCAAAGCCGGCTCTGGCGAGAAGATGCGTAAGCCTGGCACGAAGGGCGCTCCTACGGCCAAAGCCTTCAAGCAGTCGGCCAAGACTGCCAAGAAGAAATGAAAACCCCCGCCTGGCAGCGAAAAGAGGGACAGAACAAAAAAGGCGGCTTGAACGCCAAGGGCAGGGCGTCTTATAATGCTGCGACCGGTGGCTCTCTAAAAGCTCCGGTCAAATCAGGCGACAACCCGCGACGGGCCTCCTTCCTAGCGCGAATGGGCAATATGCCTGGGCCTGAGTACAAGGATGGCGAACCGACTCGCCTCCTGTTGTCCCTCCAAGCCTGGGGCGCATCGTCCAAAGCGGATGCAAAAGCGAAAGCCAAGGCAATCTCAGCGAGGAACAAGAAGTGAGGCCACTCTCAGTCGGTAGAAGTTTAACCGCTAATACAACTACCACGTTGTACACGGTGCCGACCGGCTATTACGCTAGATGCGTGCTTCTTCACGCATCAAACAATGGTGGTGCAAACAAGCACATCAGTTTTAGTTGGTATGACGCAAGTACAGCCTCAACCATACCGATCACAACTGAGTACACACTTACCGCTAAATCGACGCTTGCCGAGATTGATGTCAACCAGTACATCGTGCTAGAAGAAGGTGACTACATCACGACGATTTCAGAATCTGGCTCAACTATTTCTGTGATCGCAACCTTTGAAGAAACAGGGCTGACACGGCAATGACCTACCTGCAACTGATCAACGATGTGCTGATTCGTCTGCGCGAGACGCAGGTGTCTACGGCCAACGAAACCAGCTATTCGACCCTCATTGGCAAGTTCGTCAACGACGCCAAGCGCCAGATTGAAGATGCTTACGCCTGGAACGTGCTGGGCCAGACTGTCACCTTCCCCACGGTGGCGGGCACCTATATCTACTCGATGACCGGCGCAGGCCAGAAGTTCCAGGTGATGGACGCGATCAATCCGACCTCCAATGTCGGGCTGACCAACATCTCGTTTGTCGAGATGAATCGCTTTCAGAACTTCACCACGCCAGTTACCGGCATTCCCCAAGCGTATTCGTTTGATGGTGTGGACGGCAACGGCGACACCAAGGTGGTTCTGTACCCGCGCCCCGACAATGTTTACACGATCACCTTCTCTCTGACTATCCCGCAGGCCACGCTCTCGTCGGACAGCACCTCTGTGCTGGTGCCTGATGTGCTGGTCGCGCAAAACGCATTCGCTCGGGCGCTGGTCGAGCGCGGTGAGGATGGCGGTCTGGCATCGTCTGAGGCGTACCAGCTCTATCGTTCGATGCTGTCGGACTACATCGCGCTGGAAAGCACCCGTTACCCTGAAAACCAGGAGTTTGTCCCGATATGAGCCAGGCGCTGCAATCGGTTGCCATTTCGGCCCCCGGCTTCTATGGGCTGAATACGCAGGACTCGCCTCTAGACTTGCAGGCGGGCTTCGCGCTGGTTGCGACCAACTGCATCATTGACCAGTACGGCCGCATTGGAGCGCGCAAGGGCTGGGCGAAGGTCAACTCTTCGTCTGGCAACTTGGGCGCTAACGATGTTGGCGTGATGGCTGAGTTGGTGGAGTCTGACGGCACGCTGACTGTGCTGTTCGCTGGCAATAACAAGCTCTTCAAGCTCAACAGCTCCAACGCCGTGGTGGAGTTGACCTACGGGGGAGGGGGTACGGCCCCCACGATCAGCGCGAGCAACTGGTCGTGCGCCGCGCTCAACGGCGTGATGTACTTCTTTCAGACCGGGCACGATCCGCTGATCTACGACCCGGCGGTCAGCACCACGACTTATGAGCGCGTCAGCGAGAAGACCGGCTACACCGGGACGGTGACGAACTCCAACATTGTTCTGTCGGCCTTTGGTCGCCTGTGGGTTGCCAACAGCACCACTAACAAGAACACCGTCTACTTCTCTGATCTGCTGGCTGGTCATGTGTGGAGTACCGGCACGGCTGGCTCACTCAATGTGGATCGTGTCTGGCCCAACGGCCCGGACGAGATTCAGGGTCTGGCCGCGCATAACGGCTTCCTGATCATCTTTGGCAAGCGCCAGATTCTGGTGTATCAGAACGCCACGACGCCCTCGACCATGAGCCTGAGCGACACGGTGGGCGGCATCGGCTGCATCGCCCGCGACTCTATCCAGACGACGGGCAAGGATGTCCTATTCTTGTCCAACTCTGGCGTGCGTTCGTTTGCCAGAACGATTGTTGAGAAGTCAGCGCCGCTGGGCGACTTGTCCAAGAATGTCCGAAACGACCTGATGACCGCTATCGCTGGTGAGACGCTGGCG